ATGAATAACGGATTAGTTAAACGTTGTTTCATGTTACGCTGCACCTCCCTTCGCACCAAATACACCGGCGCGATCGAGTACGGTAATCATTCGGTAGAAATCGTAAGAGCCGTCATTCGCGGTATCCAAAAGACCAGCCGCCTTCGCGTTAACACACGCCTGCTCCGCCCACGCCGGCACCTTTGCAAGCTTATTCGTAGATTCCAGCGCGACTACCCGATCCTGTAACGCTTTGAAAGCGACTTTCTCTTCCGTTGTCATCTCGTCATCACCCTCCGTTTTATTCGATTTAAGTGCGTCAATCTTCGCCATCGCAGTATTAAGTTGCGTCTGGCTCGGACGCTTGCCTGCGCGATAGTCTGCCGTAGACAGGCCGAACGTCATCTCGAAATGCGGATAATCCTTAAATGACCGCCAGTCTCCGCCCCAATTCCAGCCGATCCGTTTTGCCTCCGCAACGACCTCGTCCCAGTCCGCAACGCCATCCCCGTCTCCGTCACGCCGCATATCCCACGATACGTTTTTCCCGTCCGGCAACAATAACGCAAAGTCGATCGCAACGCCGAAATTGTGGTACGAGTAGCCGCCGCGAGCATTCGTTACGATTTGGCCGGGCTTGCTGCGGCCTTGTGCGTAAAGTCCGTTCTGCTCGTCGATGGTGCGGAGCCCTTGCGTGATTACGATTGGTACGCCGCACGCGTAGGCAAAGTCGATGAGCAACTCGGCCGCTTTACGCTGGGTGTCCGATAGGCCCGCGATTCGATTCGCTGACTTAGCGCGGACTTGATCTAGCGTGAGTTTATTCGCCATATTTACGTTAACCCTCCCGTTTAATCGCTGACTTGATATCGTTGACGTCAATACGTAATGTCTCGTACTGGCCCGCCAACGTCTCGAATTGCTGCGTAATGCCCTCCGCGAGTTTTAACAGGCGATCCTCCCGTTCGCGAGCTTCGGTATTAATGCGGAGCTCACGTTCGGCGGCTTCGTCCTGGATACGAGATTCACGCGCCTTGCCATCGTCTTGAATGCGGCGGGATTCGCGTAGTTGATATAAAAAGAGCGCAACAAAAAGGACGGCGAAGATACCGTCCTTGAGTGCTGCGTTTATTAACGTTTGTTCCATGCGTTAGGCGGCCTCCTCTCTATTATTCGTACGCGAACCATTCGTAGGCTGATAGCTTCGCAATATAAGTACCGCCTGCGTAAGCGTCGATTCTGCTACCGGACAGCTTTACGCTAAACCCTTGTATTGGAGGCTCCAGATACCCAGCGTTGACGTAGTTGTTACGCCAACCCTTAGCGCTTTTGTTGTCGTTAAAGGTGGATGAAGTCATGACGAAAGCATCTACTTGTCGTGACGTAGACGTACCTTGCGTGTCCTCCAATACAACCCGTATAAACACGCGGGTAACGGTAAACGGCAAAGCGACAGATACGGTCATGTCCACCCCATTCGCGCTACTTGTCGCAGTCGCGCTCTGACCGTTGAACGTGCCGGAAGCCCAACGTTTGACTGGTAGATTAGTAACTGCCGCTGCCAACTCCGCAAACGTGTTGCTGCCGCTTGCGTTGCCGCCTTTGCCGTTAATTGCGCCAGCAACGGCGCTTTTACCATCAACGACAGATTGCTTTAAACTGTTCAAATCTCCACCGGGCCAATACAGGTTGCCATCTGTGGAATTAATCCATACAAGATTACCGTCTCCAGCTCCAGTGGCAGCGTTCGCTTTTTGGATATAGAACCTGCCGTCACCGCCAGCTTGCAGTCTTATCCCAGTGGCATTATTGTCCGGGTTTTTTATAACTAAACCTTTTTCAGGACCAGCTATAACTATATCCTTAGATACAACCCCACTTGTCATGGTTAATACCTCTGTCCAAGGTCTCCAGTCAGCACCGTTAAACGATATGCGCGTGAAAATTCGTCCGGGATTGTCGTGGGTGTAATAAGTTTGCACACATGCGCCTCCGTTGTAGTCCACGACTAGCTTTCCGTAACCGTATGATCCGGCTGGATAGTTGCTATATCCCGTCCACGCGGATACAGCTACATTGTAATTACCGGATAATATGGCATCATTCCAGTTTAGCGGTACGTTTCCCCGATCCCTGTATGCGCTATTTGCCAGGTCATAGGCCGTTTTAACCGCTTTAGGCGTAGCCGCCATCGTATTGGACGTGCTATTTGTCGCCTCCGATAGCTGCACGATACCCTTTTGCGTCAGGCTCGCGTCAGCCGGGTCCTTTACGTTAAGCTGATCCGCAGGTACCTTTCCGTCTGCCCCGAGCACCGCTAGCCCACCCGCAACGCCCACCTTCGCGTCCACCGCTTCAGCCAACGCATTCATATCGCGCGGCACATCCGCAGTCATGTTCGGCTCAATAAGCGGTAAGCCGAGTTTTTCCGTAGTTACCATCGTTAAAACCTCCGGTTATATATGTCATCATACGTTTTTCCCGTTGCCGCGATCTCACCGTACGTTTTCTCCGTTGCAAGCAGTTCCGCATAGGTAAAGAAGCGGAACACGTAGTCGATCGCAAGGTGCGCCGGGATAATCTCGCGTAACGTTTCCTTTAATAGGTCAATTTGCGCAGGCACGCCAAAAACGCCTACGAACGTAATCGTAAGCGTGTAACTCGCTATATTCGGCGTTACGTCTACCTCTCCGTTCGCATACGCAGCCGCAACGTTTTCGATAAGTTCCGCATTGACACGCCCGACACCGCGAAGTTTACCGCGCAAGACCTCACGCCGCTGCTCGTACGTTTTCGTTGGGTCCGTTGTGATTCCGAATATCTTTTCCCACCGCGTAAGCCCCCACGTTGCCGAGCCGATGTAAAACTGATCAAGTACGTCGGAAGCGGACGCGCTAATACGCGCAAGTTCCTCCGCTTCCTGGTCGATGATGTTCCCGGCGATACGGGATTCGTCGTAATAACGCGGAAGTGAATCGCGCATGGACTGTTGAGTTTCCGCTGTTGTTTTCGTCACGTAATCATCACCGTCCCAAGCACCGCAACCTGTCCGTCTGTGACGATGACGTTGCCGGTCGTACCGTTAAGCGTAAGTGACGCGTAATCCCTGACCGGAGGGATGTCGATAATGACGTTACCAATCTGATTGATACGGACGATTGGGTCTGCGAATGCCAGCGTTTCGAGATACTTACGCGTGCCGGCAGTAACCAACGCCTTAACTTCGTCCAAAGTTGCGCCAGGAGCTAAGTCCACATCCGCGACGATATTAATCGGTACCTCTTCCGCGCCCACAACGGTAGCCACCGCACCGAGCGGAGCCTGCCCTTCGCCGCGTCCGTCTTGTGTCGGGTCAATGTACGTTTGGGCTGCGGTAATAATAGCGGCATCCGGTGCGGTCTTATCATCGCCAAGTAGTACGACTTTAACAGTGCCGGCTCCGTTCCAGACCGGGTAAACACGCGCATCCGCAACGCCGGGAACCTCACGCGCCCATTGCCGATAGTGATTCGCGTTGCCGCTCGTAACTGGTCGCCGCGCCCGTTCGTAGTAGCGATCCCGAAACGCGTCATCCGTCTCTCTGTCGACACCACCCTCGAAATTGACCGGATTAGTAACCGTTACAGTCCCGACAAGATCGCCTACCATCGTATTGACTGCGCCGATACTTACGTTGCCGGAGGCGCCTGCTTCTTCAGCTATAGCAGCGACTGTAACGCTAGACGCCGTAATTGTTGCTGCGACAGTTGTAACGAAATAAACCGGAACCGCCGCGCCCGTCGACGTAATGGTGCCCGCAGAAATAACCGTCCCTTCCGGTCCCGTGAACGTCAATGTACCCGTCGCTTTTACGGCTGCTTTGCGTGTTAGTCCGTAATCGGCTGCGCGACGGTCGAGATACTCATCCGAAGTGGTATCCGTAAAGCCCATCGTAAGAACCGTGTCCAACTCCGTGTAAAGTCCGGTCATTTCAATAGCCGATGGGCTCAACAAATCGTTAGTTACGGAGCCTTGCCGTTTGTCGATGTCCTCCGGAGATGCGTCGAGCATTCGTTGAAGTATCGCGGCTTTCGTTTGATCCTCGTACATCTATAGCGTCACCTCCATCGGTATCGTCTCGTTATCTGTATCCACGTAAAAAGAGACGAACAAATCGCTCGCCTCCTGCGTAATTTCGAATCCATATACGTCGTCAATCCGGTCGTCGTAAATAAGTGCCTCGGTAATGACCCGAGGTATTTCCGTTTCGAGCAGCTCCATCGGAACGTCTTGACCGATCAAGTCTTCGAGCTCACACCCGTAGTCTTCATCGTAAATCGAGAAATGAAACCGTGAGGTTAGTATCGCCTTGAGGATAAACTGGCGGATTGCCTCGCGACCGTCAATGATTCCGCCAACTGCCCCGCTGTCTAAGTCCAAAGCGTACTTCCGGCTCGGTTCCACGTCAGTTTCCGTAACTAC